GTGAGTGACGACAGACTGAGCGAACTACGGGCCAAGCTGTCGGGTGAGGCGTTGGCGTTGTTGGATTCGGAAGACGGGCGTTATTCCGAGTGGGCTACCGCGTCGGCGTTGGCCATGTACGCGATGAATGCGGGTTTGGATGAGGACGATTTTGTTCGTCTGGTGGTGGCGTCGGATTTCGCTGAGGTGTTCGCCAGTGAGAACGGTAGGGATCGTTCGGGGCGTCTGGAGGGCCGGTTACGGAAGGTGTGGGAGCGGGCCGAGAAGGATTGGAATCCGCCTTTGGGGGGCAGTGCCGCTGATGTTCGTGTCCGACTGGGGAAGCTTTCTGAACGGTTGGACGGGCCGTGGTACGGCCGGACTGCGAGTAGTAACCGTGCTGTCGCTTTGGCGTTGGTGGCCAAGGCGCACGAGATCGGTGTATGGACTGTTGATATCTCCGAGCGGGAATTGAGTGTCCGGGCTGGGGTGGCCCGGACTACAGCCGGTAACGCCTTAAGACGCTTAGCTGACCTCGGGGTGATCTCCAAGGATGAGACCAGGGAGCGGGAGTCGGATCAGGCGCAGCGGTGGATAATCAACCTGGATTGGTCGCAGCCCGATATGTCGGATTCTGCCAGGCGGGGAATTAGCGGCGATATTGGGCCATATAAACCTCTCCCCCCTAGCGACAATTCATATGGTCTAGTTATGCCGATAAATCATCCGGTGTTCCTGCGGTCGGCGTTGGGTCCGACCGCTGAATGGGTGTGTTCTGATCTGATCAGTCATCCTGATTCCAAGGCTACCGATATCGCCAATCGGCTCGGCGTTTCCCGGGACGCCGTGACGCGGACTCTGGAAAAGAAGCTGGTACCGAATCAGGTGGTAGTCAAAACCGTGTCCGTTGCCGCTGGGCGTGGCCGTCCGTCGGCGGTGTACCGGATAGATCCTGATCTCGATAGTGATCGTTTGGATAGGATCGCGGCCGAGTACGGTGTCTCGGATTGGGAAGCCCGGACCACGCAACGGTATGACGGTCACCGCGCGGCGTTCGCCGTGTTGCGGGAAAAATGGTCCCGGTCATCTACCGGTGTTGCCGAAGATGTCGTCAGGTCGGCAGTCGGGGACGACATCTGTTCGACGGATGTTGTCGACGGCGGGGACCGCTGGCATGAGGAACAAGAAATGCTGCGCCAGCACGGGTTACCGAACGAACTCGGGTAGTTGACCCGGTTTTGATAGGTCGCGGTCTATTGGTCAGATTCGATCAGTACCGTGGATGCCTCCGGTTCGGTCTCGTCGGCAATGCCGGTTGTTTCGGCGGACCAAGGCGGAATGACAGCTGTGAAGCCGTATCGCGCTTCGAACCACTGGGCGAACCGTCGAGCATGCTCGCGGTCGCCAGCGTTGTCGAGCATCGCTCCCAGACGTGTCAGTGTTGACCATTTCCGGATTGTGGAGGCGGCCGGTACACGGTCGGCGTATTCACTGGTCACGTCCTCCCCTTCTTGTGCGAGTGCGAAAGGCCCGTTCACCGCCCGAGATGATGGGGTCGGGTACTGAACGGGCCTCCCCGTCACGGCAAGTCAACCTCTTTGAAGACCACGCCGTGACCGGCCGACAGTAACCGGTCTAGACCGGAAGTGTCCACTTTGTCCGAATAAATCGGTTTCTGGCCGGAAATATCATCACGATTGTCTCACCGTTACGTGGGAAAACTTCGACAAGTTCATATTTTGGGACTGGCGTATCCATGTGGCGGACAACTCGCGATCTACTGGCCAACAGTGACCAGTAGCAGTCCATAAAGACCGTGGAGATGCACTACGGAGGTATGCATCTACCTGCAAGTTCGTTATTTTCAACGCCTCCCGTATGCGAGTGTCGTAGATCACAAATTATTTGTATGGGCGCGTCATTCTCGTTCGCCTTAATCTGAATTCAGTTGCGGCCACACCGGCCGCAAGGAAAAGGGGAAGACAACAATAATGTATACCGGTGATGTGAACCTGACGCGGAAGCAGAAGGATGCATTCGAGGAGATGTTTCCGCCGTTCACGGTGGACGAGGTTTTCGGTCCAGGGTTCGGACGAATGCTGGAAGAGGAAGGCGTTTCACTCGAACAAACTGGACACCAATTGGATGAGATTCCCCTCATTCACAAGCTGGACGAGACTAGCAAGCCGTTTCTGTGGATGTTTCTCGCTATGATGCATCGAGGCTTGAAAAATATCGATATCGAACCAGAAACACAGAGAGTGGTCGTCAATTCTCAAGAGTTCTTTGATGCGGTGAATCGTGGGCATGTGCAGATCCGAGGCGCACTCAGGTGGCCGGGATTGTGGGATGGAAGTATCGAATATGAGTGAATCACCCCGCAAAAGGCGGGACCGAGATATCAGGGACATCATCCGAGAAGTTATGTCCAGGGAACTGCCACCCGGGGTTCCTACCCGGGCGGAGGCTTGGCGACGCAGGAACCCTAATGCTCTACGGACTTGGACAACGACACACGGTTGTGTAGTCCAGTTCTGGGGGATGCGGATCTATTACGGCAACTGCGCCGACTGTGGTGTTTTGGTGACGGCTCGGCGGAATATCTCGCACCCGCGATACGCCACCGGGCAGACGAATATCGGCCGATGGCCCAAGTACTGCGATGTCTGCAACCAACGGCGCGACGAGGAACACAATGATCGGGCTCGGGGCCGGATGCAACGGCTACGGGCGCAGAGATACGCGGTCCGGTCCGAGCAGTACAAGAAGGCTGGATTACCGGAACCTCGACAAGGAATTCGCCGGAACCGTTGAACAGCACTTCTGTTCCGGACAATTACTATACATATGAGGGGCGAAAGGAAATCGGACCGCTTCCGGGCGGTCCTTTTTCATGTTCAGAATCAATAACCTTATCGAATGGAGGTGAACGATGACGGAAACCTGCCGCAGAGGTCACCCTATACGCAGCACCCAAGATCGCTACACGAACGGTCGGTGCCGCCGCTGTATCGCAGACGCTAACACCAGATACCGGACACGATGCCGTGACGCCCTCCGAAGCATCAAGGAAACACAGGGCGGCCGTATTGAATGACTTCACCTTCCCGACACCGTATCGGGTCAAACACCTCGAATACAAAGAGACTCTCTTGCCGAACGGCAGACCCAAACCCGAATGGATAGACCGAGGGATGAAACCGGTCATCGGCTGGAATCCGCCGGACTCGCGCCCCGGTGGTGATAAGTTCGCCGGACCCAACCGGGTAGTGGTCGAACTCGAACTACTCGCACCGCCGGATTTCGGTCCGGTCGGGCATCTCGACAAAATCATTCTCCCGGACGGTAAAGAACGGTTAGTCATCGGTGCCCCGGAGGATTACGGTACCGGGCCGTTCGACTTCCACCCCGGCATGATCATCAACCTACGACTGACCCAGGGATAGGGGGACCGTGGGGATACCTATTCAGTTCGACACCGATATCAAACCACTGTGCCCGAATGCCGACCCGCAAGCAGCGGCACTCATTATTGCGGATGCGTTGGCGCAGGCCGAACGCTATGCCGACTGCATCAACACCCCGGGATTCCGGTACGCCGACGCAGCGAAGGCGATTATCCGTCAAGCGATAGTGCGCCGATTGGATGCCGGTTCCGGCGGCATCGTACAGAAGACAGCCGGACAATACGCGGTCACAGTCGATACCAGTCAGCAGCGTAAGGCTCTGTTCTGGCCGAGTGAAATCAATCAGCTACAGAAGCTGTGCCGAGACAATCAACGCAAGAGCTTACACAGTATCGACACGACACCGAAATATCCCGACACCAACACCGATAACGGTGAACCATGGCCTGGTGATCTATGGCCAAGGGAATAGAAGGCCACCGATACCGGCAATACCGTAAACGAATCCTAGCAAAATCGAATACCTGTCATCTCTGCGGTAAAGAAATAGATCTCAGCTTGGATTACCGACACCCGATGTCGGCCACAATCGACCATATAACGCCCCGGAGTAAGGGCGGAGACGTGTTCGGCGAAGCTTTACCGGCGCACCGCGCGTGCAATAGCTCCCGAGGAAACAAGGCGTTGACGCCAACACGGTTCACCTCAAGAGACTGGTAAACACCTTCTGGGGCATATGCTGATTCCCGGGCCTGTGCGGCCCGTGGACGGCTTTTAATTCTCTACCCATAGTCGGGATAAGGGTTTAGTCTCCCGTGCTCCCTGGGGGGCAACCCAGGCCGCATAACGACGGCTCCCCTCGGGCATACAGCCGTTTCTTTCTCTGTGGAAAATCCACATCAGTATTGGACTTCAGTAATGAATGTTTCCGAGGCAATCGCCGGTGATGACCGGCGTGAAATCCTCCTCGCTTTGCGAGTCAAGCTCGCCGCTCAGATAGATGTGTGTGAGTCGGCGCGTGATCTGCCCGCATTGACCCGCGCCCTGTTGAACGTGAACAAAGAAATCGCTGAATTAGATGCCGGTAGCGCCGAGAGTGTTCCCGGGCCGGTCAAAGAATTACAGGAAAGGACGAAACGCAAGAAAATGGCGGTAATTCTATAGCCGGTCGCCGGCTTCGACCGGCGGAAATCGAATTCAAAATTAAAGAGGTGGTGACCAATGCCTGAGTTGTTAGGTGTTCCCACCCCGAGAATCGGTATCGCCCCGGCGTCCGCGTATTCCCATGGGGAGGAAGCCGCGGAGCTGATGCAACTCGCCGATATCGCATTATACGAGTGGCAGCAGATCGTTTTGGATTCCGCGTTGGGGGTGCGGGCCGATGGTAAATGGTCGGCAAGTTCGGTTGGGTTATCGGTCAGTCGGCAGGCGGGAAAGTCGGCCCTTATCGAGGCCCGTGCGTTGACCGGGGTGCTGCTGCTCGGGGAACGCCAGGTTGTCATTTCGGCACATGAGCAGAAGACCAATAACGTCATCTTCCGGCGAATGCGGGACTACCTCACTGGTTCCCGCCATTTACGCGGGTTGCTGAAGCCGGGGACGGAAGGTATTCACCGGTCGAAAGGCGAAGAGGGGTTCACCTTCGCCGATGGGGCGGAAATCCGCTTCTTGGCTCGGTCGAACGGGTCTGGTCGCGGTTTCTCACCGGACTGCCTCCTTTTGGACGAGGCGCAAATGATGACCTCGGACGAATACGAGGCAATCCTAGGTTCGGTCTCGGCAAAGACTAATCCGCAAGTGTGGTTGTGCGGCACACCGCCACCACCGAACGTCGCGGCTGATTCATTCGCCCGCCTGCGGGCTTCGGCTTTATCAGGAGACGACAAGCGGGCCGCGTGGTTCGAATACTCCCCGCCCGATGATTGCGATATCGACGACCGGTACAACTGGGCGTTAGCCAATCCGGCATGGGGTTTAGCGCTCCAGACGGAAACGATCGAGCGGGAACGTGCCCAGTTCTCCGAAGACGGCTTCTGCCGGGAACGGCTCGGCATGTGGGTGTTCGCCGGTACCCCGGCAGTCATTACCGCCGATATGTGGAATACGGCGGCCGTAGACGATATGGCCGAGATGATCGGCCCGGTGTGTATCGGGGTGGATATTTCCCCGGACCGCTCGCGGGCGTGTATCGCGGTCGCCGGTATCCGGGCCGATGGCCGGTATCAAGTCGAATTGGTAGCACACCGCACCGGAACCGACTGGATATTGCCGAAACTCCTGGAGCTTATCACCAATCATGACGTGAAAACCGTGGTGGTCGAAGGCGCTGGCGCGGCGGTCACGCTCGCGCTGGAACTGGAGCGGGAACGACTCCCGGTCTTGACCACTTCGGCAACCGAATGGGCAGGTGCCTGTGGGTTGTTTTATGACTCGGTCGTCAATGGGAACCTTGCCCATTTGGGCGATCCCGCATTAGCAACTGCTGTTGCCGCTGGCCGTAAACGTCAGTTGGAAGGCCGATGGGCCTGGGCTCGGAGAAACGCCGATTCCGATATCACCCCGGTCTGTGCCGTGACGCTGGCGTTGTTCGGAGCTGTGAAAATCCGCCGACGCTCGAAGCGTGGCACGCGGAAGACTGGCTTACAAGTCTGGAACTAAGAATATTGACTGTTATTGACGGGCTCAGTCCCGATGAATCCATGTTGTACGGCAAACTCGTCAACCAGATCGACACCTACGCCGGTACCAACCGGCGCAAACTCGCCTACTACGAGGGCCGCCAACGAGTCAAACACCTACGGATCGCGGTCCCACCCCACTTGGAAAACCTGCTGAATATCTCGGTCGGGTGGGCCGGAACCGCCGTCGACGTGTTGAACGAACGCATCGATTTCCTCGGCTGGAACCAATCCAACAACGACGACTACGGCCTGCCCACGATCTACGCCCGTAACCGGCTATCGGTGGAAGCCAGCCTTGCCCACTCGGCCGCCTTGATTTACGGGCAAGCCTATGTGTGTGTCGGGGCCGGAATGCCGGGCGAACCACACCCGTTGGTCACGGTCGAATCGCCGCTGGCGATGACCGGCCTGTATGACGCACGCCAACGCCGATTGACCTCCGCTTTATCCCGGGTCTGGGATGCGGAGAAAAAGAAATACACCGCATCCACGCTGTTCCTGCCTGACGACACCATTTACTGTCAGGCCGATGATTCGGGGGTGTGGCGGGTCGTCTCCCGCAACACCCATGAGTTGGGGCGGGTACCGGTGGTGCGATTGGTCAATCGGCCGACCGCATCCAACCTCAACGGTCGGTCGGAGATGTCGCACGCGGTGCGGTCCTACACCGATGAAGCCGTCCGCACCCTCACCGGGGCGGCAGTCTCACGAGAGTTCTACGCCACTCCACAGCGCTACGTGTTGAACCACGCGGCGGAGCAAGCAGACAGCCCGGGGTGGGAAGCCATCGCGGGCCGGGTCTGGTCCCTGCCCTACGACGACGAAAACCCCGACGCTAGAGCCGAAGTCGGCGAGTTCACTGCCGCCTCACCCGCACCGTTCCTCGACCAGCTACGCGGGCTGGCCGAAGGATTCGCCGGAGAATGCGGAATCCCCCTGTCCTACTTAGGGTTTGCCAACGACCAAGCCTCAAGCGCGGACGCTATCCGCGCCCTCGAAGCGCGCCTTGTGAAGCGGGCCGAGCAACGACAAACCGAGTTCGGGCACGGCTGGACCGAGGTAGCCGAACTCTGCTTGCTGGTGCGAGACGGCACAATCCCGGACACCTTCTACGACGACGTGGCACCGAAATGGCGTGACGCGAACACGATTTCGCGTGCCGCCGCCGCTGACGAGGTGGTCAAGCTCGTGCAATGCGGGGTGCTGCCCGCCGATTCCCCGGTCGTCTATGACCGGCTCGGGTTCACCGAGACCGACCGCAAACAGATCGAAGCCGACAAGCGCAAGGCGCGGGTGACCGGGCTTGTGGAGAACCTGCGGGCGGCATCCGACCACGTCACCGCGACCAATCCCGCCGTCGCCGCGCTGACGGCACGGCGGACACCGACCACCGAACAAACCGACAACGAGGCGGCATAAGGTGACTGAAACCAACAGCGACACAACAGAGTTCGCGCCCATCACGACGCAAGCCGAGTTCGATGCCGCCATCTCCGAACGGATCACCCGGGTACGCAACCGGTATGCCGACTACGACGAGTTGAAGACCCAAGCGGCACGCGTCGAGCAGATCGAAGCCGAGCACGCTACCGCCCTCGCTGCCGCTGTTGCGCGGGCGGAAGCGGCAGAGTCCCGGGTCGGCGAGTTGGAAGCGTCAGCGTTGCGTCTGGAGGTCGCCACGGCGGCCGGAGTCCCGGTCGGGCTGCTGCACGGTGCGACCAGGGAAGAACTCGAACAATCCGCAGCAACCCTCAACGCCTTCCGTGCCACCGCAGCCCGCGTGGAACCAGACCCGAACCAGGGCCGCACCAACGCGACCGGTGCCAGCAGCGGACGGTTCGATCCGCGAACCCTGTTCCCCCACATTTAATTTCAATCTTTCCGCTGCCCCGAGCGGTGATCGGGAGACCCAAACACATTCTCGTACAACACGATTGAAGGAAATATATTCGTGCCTACCATTGATCGCTCTGCACTCGGCGGTAACTCCACCGCCCTCCTGCCCGATGACGCTGCCGCTGAAATCATTGCGTTGGCCCCGCAGTCGTCAGCGGTGATGACGCTCGGCAAACGGGTGCCGATGAACGCGCAGAAGCTGAACCAGGCCGTGTTGTCGGCCGAACCGGTCGCCTCGTGGGTGGAAGCCGACACCGACGCCCGGCCCGTATCCACCGCCACGGTCCGCAACGAGGTGCTGACCGCGAAGGAACTCGAAACCACTTTGGTTATTCCCCGCAACGTCTACGACGACGCCTCGATTGATCTGTGGGAACAGTTGAAGCCGCGCATGGCAGCGGCATTGGGCAAGAAGCTCGACCAGGCCGCTTTGTTCGGTCTGGGTTCGCCGAAGGACTTCCCGGTCGGTGGCATAGCCGGGCTCGCTGACTCGAAGGTCGTCGGTGGCACCGGGGCCGACAAGGACAAGAAAACCCACGTGGTGGACGACCCGAAAATGGATCTCGCCGCCAAGGTCGCCAAGGCGGGGGAAATCCTCGCCAGCGAAGGTCTGGAACTCAACGGTATCGCCGCTGTCCCGGGGGCGCAGTGGCGGTTGATCGGATTGCGTGACAACAACGGCCAACCGATCTACACCCCGTCCCTGTCGGCCGGTGCCCCAGCCGGACTCTACGGCCTGCCTTTGCAGGAAGCGAAGAATGGTGGCTGGAACCCCGCCGCCGATATCGTGCTGATCGCTGCCGATTGGTCCAAGATTCTGGTGGGTGTCCGTAACGATGTCACCATCGAAATGTCGGATCAAGGCACCATCACCATTGACGGTAAACCGGTCTCCCTGTGGGAAACCCGGCAAATCGCCGTCCGTGTCCTGTTCCGGGTTGGCCTGCATATCGCGCAGCCGGTGACCCCGGTCGATTCCAAGACCGAGACTCAGCGGCTGGCGTTCCCGGGCGTGAACATCAAATAACCCGGATTGCGTGAGGTGGTGAGGCCCAGAGCCTTGGGAGGTACTATCCCGACCTCACCACCATTCACCATGCGGTACAACGATGTCCCGCCGTGACGACCGAGCGCGGCAAGGACACCCGGAAAAATAACGTCGTGTACGTCAACGGTAGTGGTGTTTCCCCTTCGGCCGCGTTTCGGTGACGATACCGGCATCGGATTCGAACACCTCAGCGCGGAGACGCGCGATGAAGTCGTCGATGGTGTAACCGGCCGCGAAGATCTGCGCCAACAATCGCGCTGCCGGACGGTCAGCAGCCATAACCGGTGATTCTGCCCTGGAAACGGGGAGGCCCGTACCGCACCCTCGGTCAACGGCCCAATCAACAGCACGGGCCTCCCCGACAGCCACGATCCATAAAGGCAGCAGGGTTCATGGATCGTGACATACACACAGGTTAGAGGGAGGAATAGGATAAACCGGATATCGGTGCAATTCTGGTCGAACACAGCATCAATATCGCCGGAAACACGCCACGAACCGATACACTTCGGGCCGGTTCCGGCGTTCCGGGACTACGACCGGGGTTGAGCTGCCGCTTCTCCTTGCTGCCCTGGTCGCTGTGTGTGTCGCTAAAGGCCTGGTGATGGCCATCCCTTCCATCACCAGGCCACAAGTACACCGGACTCAACTCCGGGCACGCTCGATACCACGCCCCTCATCACCACGCCCACCACGCTGCACCGTCGGCGCTTCCGTATGACCAGGGTCGCGCTCATGAGCGATAACCGGTGCCTGGATATATCCTTGGAGTCGGGCTATCTCGGGTGGTATCCCGCGTTCCACCAAATTCTGCATATAAGCGGTCTGGGCCGTGTCCGCCCGTGTCAGCTGTTCCCGTGCTTCTTTGTCCCGGGCTTCCCGCTCGGCCTGTGCCGAGACTGATTCCGTTTCCCGCGCCACGGCTGTGTGTTGATCATCGCGGGATAGCCCGAGGCGGGCCGCCATTTCCTGTGCCACCCGTTCGGCAGCCTCACGCCCGGGGGCTGACACCGCGCGTGCCTGCCGGGCCTGTTCGTGTGCTTGCCGCTCGTGGTCGATTCTTTGCGGTGCGTCGGCCCGGCCGCGTGCGGCGGATTCCTGGAATCTTTGTACCGCACGAAATTTCGAGGCGGCCTCGCGCGCCTTGGCCAACACTGCGATCTTGTCCCGCCGCTTTTGCAGCTCCTGCGCCTTCTGCTCGCGCGCCTTCTCTCCTACGCCCGGTAATTCGAGCTGCTTACCTTGCCCCGGTGGCGTGATCTGTTTGCTTCGCTCCAAGTCCACGCCCAGTGCCCATATTGTGCGGGCTTCGGTTCGTGAGATTTCCTTGTGCGTGAATCTATCTTTGAAGTCTTTCTTCAGCCCGTCGATAAGGCGTTGACATTCTTTCGAAACATATTCGCCTTCGACGGAGCGCAACATGTGCTGATGTTTTTTATCGGTTTCGAGTATGACTCGCAGCGCTCTCAGCTGCTTCTCATCCTTCCGCCCCTCCATCCTGCCGGATTTATCCTCGATGGAGAATGTTCGACCTTGGTCTGCCTTGACCTTGTCGAACTGTATTCGCCCCTCCGGTGTCTCGTAAACACGAGACTGCTGCTCATACCCGTTTTCACGGTCCCGGAAATAGAGGTACGTGCCGTTCTCGAATACTCTGCCGCGTATGTTGTTATCGGCAATCCTGTCACGGTCTCTGTCGTATCCATCCGGCATAGCTGGACTACACCCCCCGGTGTACGGATTATGAGGAGAGAATCATGTGGCGAAACCTCTATCAGATGGTTCGGTTTTCGCCGTGGCGCTTTTCCTCGACATAGGTTACATATTCGCGGATGATCGAGGCCATTTTCGAGAACATGCCGTCATGCTCTTCGGGATGATATTCGATCATGCTGCCTATCAAACCCCATATGACCTCTAGATCCTCGTCATACGTATCGAAGAGTAGGGCCGGATTGACGTGTTCATAAAAGGAATGCTCACGTCCGAACCATTTATATTCGACCCATTCGGCACCAGCGAACTTGATGAAGCATTCACCTATGAAACAAATGAACGCATCGACCATATCGGCAGTATCGGTTGCCGTCGCAGCGGTAACCCTATCGGGGAACAATTCCGCGACAATCGGGTTCAGCCGTTTTACTTCCGGCGAGTCTTCCGGCCACGGTTCCGCAGGGATGCCCTCAATACCGGCGTACTCCATGAATTTCCGGGCTTGCGCCTCACGCCTCTGCGGGTCAACCCATTTACCCCACTCGGTCTGCTCGACACCGAGGTCCATGCTCAACTGCTCGTCGTTCCCCATCCGCTACCCCTTCTCGTTGACAGCCTGTCGCCCTGAGTCGCTACCCGTGCAGTATCGCCGGTCACGCAGACAAAGTCGGCAGACGCGGGCGGCTCCCCGTGCTCGTCTTGGACCAGGCGAACCCCGCGCATATGTCATCCCGATGGTTCGCGGATGGGCACCAGGTACAACAGATCGGCCCAATAGTCGTGCCTAACCGCGTTCCACAAATCTTCATGCTCCGGCATCGCTTGCCGTGCTTCGGCCAAATCGGTACGCACACTGAACATCACCGGTCCGGGCCTGAACAGTCGCATGTTCACGATGTAGGGAGCGCGGCCGATCATCTGCCACACCGCAGCCTTGCTGCCGTCCCGGGTCGTAGTGGTCCGTAGCGCGTCACTCATCGTCGTCTACCTCGATCCCTGGCATTCCCGTTCCTTTGCTCACCAGCGCGGGATGCCGAGATGAACCAGGCGCACCGCATCGAGTACCACATCCAGGGGTGGACGTTGGTTGCTCCTGACCGGATCGAGCCAGCGGCACAACCGGGGATCACCAGGCGACGGCAGCGGCACCAATCCCCCGACCGGGACCAGGGTGCAACCGGTCGCCAGCATCAACCCGTTGACCCGCCAATCGTCATCGGCCACCGCCGAATACCCGGTCAGGAAAGTCCATCGCGGCACCATGGCGCGACCGTGCACGATCACCGGGACAGAACCCGTGGTGCGGGAAAGGATTCCAACGACATCGCTGGCGAGCGGCTGCGGCATCGTGACCGCCCGCAGCTGCCCGCCGACAGTGACCAGAATCCGGCCCCCGCTGGTGTGACACGGTATCGCGAACGCGGTCCGGTAATAGTGCACCCTGGTCAACAGGGTATCGCCAAAAGCTATGTGCTCCATCGAGATTCACGCCCCCTGGCAGAAGCAATAGTTAGGGTGCGCCCGGCCCCGGCCTGCCGGACGGGGCGTCAGTGTGAAAGACCGGGACGGGACTGGAGGAGATTGGCCAGTTCCCTACCGGGCACTCTCTTAGGTGAACACGGGATGTGTCCGGCTCGGGGGTTTACGCTGTGTTCAAGACCGCAGACCAGCATTTGAAAACACTTGGGCGGGTGTGAATTGGATTCGGCGCGGACAGCATTACCGGGGATGGACTCCAATCAGACTGGACAGACGCTCAGGCGGCTTCGTGTCGAACGTGGCCTCAGCTTCGGTGAGCTTGCCGCCCTTCTGTTCTGTGAACGCTCCCACCTGTCGAACATCGAGGCAGGCCGACGCTGGCCTAAAGAACGCGCGTGGGCGGAGCGTGCCGATCGCGCGCTGAATGGAAACGGTGTGCTGACCGCAGCGTGGGACGCCGACCAGCAGCAACGCACTGAAGCCGCAACGACGCTGAAGCTCCTCGAGAAGGCTCGGCGCGAGTCGGAAGCGTTAGTAGTCGCGCCAGACGGTGTACATCTCGACGACATCCACGACGACATTGTGCACATAGCGCGAGCATCGGGAATCGAGGCGTACGACAGGACGATTCGTCATGCCCTCGACCTGCGAGCTGAACTCATGCGACGACTTCGCGAAGGCGCACATCGGCCAGACACCATCCGAGACCTCTATGTTGCGCTGAGCCGCGTGTGCGGCGTGCTGGCCTATCTGACCTTGGATCTCGGCCAAGCCGATATGGCTCAGGCACATATACGAGCAGCTTTCCAACTTGGAGACCGGGCCGAACAT